CCCGAGGTCGGCGCATCGACGGCAGGGCCGTTCGAGGAAACAAATGGCAACGAAACCAACGAAGGACGGGGCAATGTTCCCGCCTTATAAAAGGATGGCGCTCGATAGCCTGATTCCGTATGCACGGAACAGCCGGACGCATAGCGATGTGCAGGTGGCGCAGATAGCGGCCAGCATCAAGGAGTTCGGGTTCACCAATCCGATTCTGGTTGACGGCGACAACGGCATCATTGCTGGGCATGGCCGCCTGTTGGCCGCGCGCAAGCTAGGTATGGCTGACGTGCCGGTGATTGAGCTGGCGCACCTTACGGACGCACAGCGGCGCGCCTACATCATCGCGGACAACAAGCTGGCGCTGAATGCCGGATGGGATGATGAGACGCTGCGGATTGAGTTCGCGGAGCTTCGTGACGATTGTTTTGACCTTGCACTGACTGGGTTTTCCGACGAGGAGCTGGACGCGCTTGAACCGGAGAAGCTGACCGATGGCCTGACCGACGAGGATGCTGTGCCTGAAGCGCCGGAGGTTCCGGTTACGGTGATTGGCGACGTGTGGGTTCTGGGTCGGCATCGGGTGATGTGTGGAGACAGCACGAGCATCGATGCAGTCACGGAGTTGATGGGGGGGGGTATGGCTGACATGGTTAATACCGACCCGCCCTATGGCGTTAGCTACCAGTCGAACATGCGGACAAAGACCAGCAAGTTCGAGGTACTTAAAAACGACGACATGATTCTGGACGTTGAGCCGGTTATCGCAGCGTGCTCGCGCGGATGGGTGTTCATCTGGACGACATGGAAGGTCATCGACAAATGGCTGGATAACACCAAAGGCCTTGGCTTCCCAACCAACGTGGTCATTTGGGCCAAGGGAGGCGGGGGCATCGGTGACCTGAAAAAGACATTCTCCACCGATTACGAGATGGCGCTGGTTTTCAACCGTGGCGCTGAGCTGTGCGGTAAGCGCATTGGCAGCGTCTGGAAGATCGGAAAGGATGGCGCGACCGAGTACGCGCACCCGACGCAGAAGCCGGTGGCGCTGGCCTAGGAAGCAATCGACAAGACCACGCGCAAGGGCGCGACGGTGCTTGACCTGTTCGGTGGCAGCGGCTCCACGCTGATCGCCTGCGAAAAGACGGGCCGCGATGCGCGCCTGATGGAACTGGACCCCAAGTATTGCGACGTTATCGTGAAGCGGTGGCAGGAGTTCACCGGCAAGCAGGCCACGCTTGAGGCCACGGGCGCAGAGTTTGGCGCGATCTAATGGCCGCCAAGGCACACAAGCCAACGGCCGAATCCCGCGCACAGGTCGAGGCGTTATCCGGCTACGGCATTCGGCACGACGAGATTGCGCTGTATCTTGAGATTGACCCCAAGACGCTGCGCAAGCATTACCGCGACCAACTGGACAAGGGGCAGATCAAGGCCAACGTGGGCGTCGCGCGGGCGCTGCACAAGAATGCGACCGAGGGCAATGTGACGGCTTAGATCTTCTGGCTGAAGGCGCGGGCGCAGTGGCGGGATAGGCCGGATGATATGGACGACAACACGCCGGAAGCCCAGCCGGTAAAGGTCGAAGTGTCCGTAGTGGACGCCCGGAAGCCCCGTGCCGACGCTTAACGATCCGCAGGCGCGGTTCCTTGCGCTGCCGCACAAGTTCCGGGCTTACGTGGCCGGCTTCGGTGCGGGCAAGACCTGGGCCATTGCTGCAGGCGCATGCAAGCACTACTGGGAGCATCCGAAGGCGCACCGAGGGTACTTCGCGCCGACGTATCCGCAGATCCGCGATATCTACTTTCCGACCATTGAGGAAGTGGCCCACGATTGGGGCTTGCGGGTCAAGATTGCCGAGGTCAACAAGGAGGTTCACTTCTATTCCGGGCGTGTCTATCGTGGCACCACCATTTGCCGATCGATGGAGAAGCCCGAAAGTATCGTTGGCTTCAAGATCGCCCGCGCTGACGTCGATGAGCTGGACACGCTGCCGATCCGCAAGGCGGAGCATGCGTGGCGGAAGATTCTCGCTCGCCTGCGCTTGAAGTTCGACGGGCTGAACGGCGCAGATGCTGCCACGACGCCCGAGGGATTTCGGTTTACCTACCAGCAATGGGTCAAGGCGATACGCGACAACCCCGCGCTTGCCGACATGTACGGCATGGTGCAGGCGTCAACCTATGACAACGAGTCCAACCTGCCCGACGACTACATCCCCAGCCTGTTTGCGACATACCCGGCGCAGCTGGTTCAGGCGTACATCGACGGGCAGTTCGTCAACCTCACCAGCGGAACGGTGTACCACACGTTCGACCGCGCCAAGAACGGCTGCGACGACCAAGTGGCCTAGGGCGAATCGCTGCACATCGGCATTGACTTCAATGTCGGCAAGATGGCGGGCATCGTTCATGTGCTGCGCGATGGTGATCCACGGGCCGTCGAGGAAATCATCAACGCCTACGACACGCCGGACATGATCCGGGTGATTCGGGAGCGGTTCTGGAAACACAACGGCTCTGACTGGCAAAAGACCCGCGAGATTCGCGTCTATCCCGATGCGAGCGGCGGAAGTCGCAAGAGCGTCAATGCCAGCGAGACTGACATTGCCTTGCTTCGGGCTGCCGGGTTCGCGGTGATCGCGCCAGCAGCGAATCCACCCGTAAAAGACCGCATCAACGCCATGAACGCGATGTTCTGCAACGCGATCGGTGTGCGGCGATACAAGGTCAACGCCAAGACATGCCCTACCTACGCCGACCACTTGGAACAGCAGGTATGGGCCGCGAACGGCGAGCCCGACAAGGCATCGGGCACTGACCATACGAATGATGCAGGCGGCTATGTGATCCATCGGATGTTCCCACTCATCAAACCGCTCATGACGCTCCCCTTCAGGCTCCCGAACTGATGAAAAACACCGTCGAAACATCGCGGCCCGAGCACGCTTAGAACATCGAGCTGTGGCGCATGGTCGAGGATGCCTGTACGGGTCAGCATGCGATCAAGCGTCGCGGCGAGGAATACCTGCCGCGTCCGAATCCGTCCGATTTCAGCCTTGAGGCCAATCAGCGTTATGCGCAATACCTGAGCCGTGCCGTGTACTACAACGCGACCGGGCGAACGCTGTCGAGCCTTGTCGGTATGGCGTTCGGCAAGTGGCCGGAGATTGTGCTACCTGCCGCGCTGGAATACCTGACCGAGGATGCCGATGGTGCGGGCGCCTCCCTGGTGCAATCGTGCCAGATGGCGCTCGCCGAACTGCTCAAGACGGGGCGCGCCGGCTTGCTGGTGGACTTCCCTGTGGTCGAAAACACGGCCGAGACGTCAGTAGCCGATGTCAAGTCCGGCAACGCGGTCGCCACGGTCAACCTGTATCCGGCGCACTCGATCATCAACTGGCAGACCGAGCGCGTTGGCGGTGTGTAGGTTCTGACCCTTGTCGTGATCCGCGAGGTGGTGAACCAGTACAGCGAGTTCGGCTTCGACACGGAAATTTCCTACCGCGTGCTGCGTTTGCGTGATGGCATCTACGTGCAAGAGGTCTGGACGAAGGACGAGGGCGCGGAAGATTACACGATGGACACCACGTCCATTCCGCTGAATGGCAAGGGCCAGCCGTGGAGTGAGATTCCGTTCGCGTTTCTCGGTGCCGTTCGCAACACGCCGGAGCTGGAAAGCTTCGCGTCGTCGCTGGGCACATCCAATGACCTGATGGTATCGCCGCTGTACGACATTGCGGCGCTGAATATCGCGCACTATCGCAACTCGGCAGACTATGAGGATTCGGTGTTTCTGTCGGGCCAGCCGCAGGGCTGGATGAGTGGGCTTGACCCGGAATGGCGCGATACGCTGGTCAAGAATGGCGTCATGTTGGGTTCGCGTGTCGTGCTGCCGCTGCCCGTGGGCGGCACGTTCGGCATTGCGCAGGCCGCACCGAACAACCTTGTGCGTCAGGCGATGCTCGACAAAGAAGAGCAGATGCGGGCGCTGGGTGCGAAGCTTATCCAGCCGAACACCGGGCGTTCTAAAACGGCAACGCAGGCCAGCACCGATGCGGCGAACGATGCCAGTGTGCTTGCGTTGGTCTGCGACAACATATCGCTCGGTTACACCGATGCGCTGGGCTGGGCCGCTGAGTTCATGGGCGCGGAAGGTCAGGAAGCCTCACTGTCGATTGATACCGAGTTCGCGATCAACCCGCTGGACGCGCCAAGCATCATGGCGGCGGTGCAGGCATGGCAGGCTGGCGCTGTCCCGCAAACCGACTTGTGGGCCTATCTGCGCAAGGTCAGCGTGATCGACCCGGAAAAGACCGACGATGAGATTCGTGCCGAGATCGAGGCCGAGCAGCCGCAGGGTGGCATGAGTGCGGTACTGGGCAACCTACCCTCAAAGGGTAACAACCCGCCCAATCCTAACAACCTGCCGGGCGCGGGTGCGCTGACGCAAGCGGCGAATCAGGGCGGTCAATGACCACGAAGCAAGCCGCGATGGCAACGATCGCCGTCCGGCAGCAGGTCTTTCTCGAACGCGTGAAGTCGCACGAAGCGACGAAGTTTGACGCGTTCCTGCGCGAGATGGATCAGGTCTTACGCGATGCGTTGTCCGGCGATGAGCTTACGGACTGGCAGCGTGCGCGTGTGGAGCGCCTGCTAGCTGACGTGGATGCCAACATCGCCGCGATTCAGAATCGCTACTGGGACCGGCTCAAGACCGACGTGATCGACATTGCGGAGTATCAGGCAGGCTTTGAAGCGGCGACACTGACCAAGGCGGTCGAGACGGTCAATACCGCGTTCGAGTCGGTGATTCCGCCTCTTGCGCAGGTACGCGCGGCGGTGCTGACCAACCCGTTAAGCGTACGCGGGCCAGACGGCGGAAAGCTGCTGGAACCGTTCGTGAAGGATTGGAGCGCGGCACAGCGCAAGGCGTTTACCGGCACGATCCGGCGCGGATATTTCGAGGGCCAGACCAACGCGCAGATGGTGCGGGCCATTCGCGGCGCACGGGCGCTGAAGTACAGCGACGGCCTGCTGAGCATCACGAAACGCGGTGCGGATGCGATGGTGCGGACTGCCGTGCAGCATGCGGCCAGCCAAGCACGGGTCGAAACGTGGAAATCGAACGCGGATCTGGCGACGGAATACTCCTGGGTCAGCACCCTGGACAATCGCACGACTGCGATTTGCCGCTCGCTCGATCGCAAGGTGTTCAAGATTGGCT